TAATGGCCTATACTTCAATTGATAATCCAGAATTATATTTTCAAGTTAAAACCTGGACCGGAACCGGAAGTTCTAATGCTCTTACTTTAGATGGCGATGAAGATATGCAACCAGACTATGTGATGATAAAGCAAAGATCATCTACTCAACAATGGAATGGTTATGATTCTATTAGAGGAGTTCAAAAATATATAGGTTGGAATACAAATATTGCAGAAAATACACAATCACAAGGATTAACTGCTTTTGGATCAGATGGATTTACAGTTGGAACTGATGATATGGTTAATAAAAGTTCATCAACCTATGTTGCTTTTTGCTGGAAAGCAAATGGTTCTGGTTCTTCAAATACAGAAGGAAATACAGATACAACTATTTCTGCAAATACAACAGCTGGATTTTCTATCATAGATGGTTGCGATGATTTAAACGATGATGATACTTTTGGACATGGTTTAAATTCTACGCCTGATATGGTTTTTTTAAAACGACTTGATGATGTTGCAGGTTGGAGAGTTTTTTATACAGGTATAACAGATGGGAGTACATTAATTCTAGATACAACTGCGGCAGTTGGAGACGATGGCGCAACTGTCGGACCTGTTAGTTCAACTTTAATAACAGTTGAAGGTTCTGGAACTGGTGGAAATGAAGGAGATAATGAAAACGTAGCTTACGCATGGCATAGTGTTCAAGGCTACAGCAAGATTGGCATATACACCGGAAATGGAAATGCTGATGGGCCATTTATTTACACTGGATTTAGACCGGCGTTTGTAATGACGAAGGCTACAAATGCTAGTGATGATTGGAGTATAGCTGATAATAAAAGAAATCCATATAATCTTGCTGGAAAATCATTAAGACCTAATTCAAATTCTGATGAAGATAGTTCTCAGGCTACTAATTATTCAATAGATATTCTTTCCAATGGTTTTAAGCCGAGAACATCTGGAACCACTTCTGCAAATGCCAATAATGCTACAAGCAACGACTACCTCTACATGGCTTTTGCCGAAGCACCGTTTGTGAACAGTAATGGCGTACCAAATAACGCGAGATAATTATGCTACAAAAATTAAGATTTCAACCAGGATTTAATAAACAAGTCACAGCGACTGGTGGTGAAGGCCAATGGGTTAGTGGTGATTATGTAAGATTCAGATATGGTTCACCAGAAAAAATAGGAGGTTGGGCTCAATTAGGAGACATAACTTTAACTGGAAGGAACACGGCGCTGCACCATTTTGTTAATGCATCAGGTATTAAATATGCAGCACTTGGAACTAATAGAATGTTATATGTGTATTCTGGAGGAGCTTTTTATGACATTACTCCTCTTAAAAGTACAACTACGTTAACCAGTGCTTTTTCAACAACACAAAGTGATGCAACGGTTACTATAACTTTTTCATCTGCTCATGGTATTTCTAAATATGATATTATTTATTTAGATAATTTTTCATCTATTACTAATTCTGATTTTGACTCCGATGATTTCGATGATTATACTTTTATGGTTACAACCGTTCCAACTTCTACAACACTTACTGTTGAAATGGGATCAGTTGAATCTGGATCAGGGGCAACCACTTCAGGTGGTATAAGAGTTAGACATTATTATTCAATAGGCCCTGCAGTTGAAGCGTCAGCTGCTGGTTGGGGACTAGGTTTATGGGGTGGTACTGTTGCAGGTGAAGCAACATCAACTCTAGATGGTGCTTTAACTTCAGGTTCATCTAGCATTGTCCTTGATGATTCGTCAGCTTTTCCAGCTTCAGGATCAGTTTTAATAGACAATGAAAGAATTGCTTATACATCAAATACTACAGGAACAGGAACTTTATCAGGTTTAACAAGAGGATCAGATAATACAACAGCCGCATCACACAACGATGCAGCAACAGTAACTGATGCTTCTGAATATACTAAATGGGGTGCATCGCAAACAGGCGATATTATTACAGCCCCTGGACTTTGGTCCTTGGACAATTATGGAAATAAACTTATTGCAACTATCGTTGATGGTGCAACTTTTGAATGGAATTCAGATGCAGCTGGTGCCACATCTACAAGAGCAACAATTATTGCCAATGCACCAACAGCAGCTGTTCAAACTTTAGTTTCAACACCTGACAGACACTTAGTATTTTTTGGAACAGAAACTACAATTGCAACAACGTCAACTCAAGATGATATGTACATACGTTGGTCGGATCAGGAAAGTATCAATGCTTCAACTTCTTATGCACCTTCCGCAACCAATACCGCTGGTACACAGAGACTGGCCGATGGAACACGGATCGTGGCAGCTATAAGAGGTCGGGATGCAATTTACGTTTGGACTGATACATCTTTATTTATTATGAGGTTTGTTGGTTCACCTTTTACTTTCTCATTTCAACAAGTTGGTACAAACTGTGGATTAATTGGAAAGCATGCAGCCGTTGAGGTTGATGGTTCTGCTTACTGGATGTCAGAGAATGGTTTCTTTAGATATACTGGTAAACTAGAATCTTTAGCATGTTTAGTTGAAGACTATGTTTACGATGATATTAATACAGTTCCTAAAAACCATATTTATGCAGGATTAAATAACTTGTTTGGAGAAGTTACTTGGTTCTATCCTGGTAGTGGTGCTGCATCTAACAATAGATCAGTAACTTATAACTTTATGGATTCAACACCAGAGCGACCTGTATGGACTACAAGTTCACTTTCAAGAAGTTCATGGTTTGATTCATCTATATTTGGAAAACCCCATGGTACTGAATATGATTCAGATGCTACAAGTTCTGCAACAGTTGGAAATACTGATGGTGTTTCAGTTTACTTTGAACATGAAACAGGACAAGATCAAATTAAAGCTGGAGCAAGAACTGGTATTTCAGCAAGTATTCAATCAGGAGATTTTGATATATCTTTAGGTCAAGGTGGTGGAGCAGATATCAGAGGAGATGGTGAATATATGATGAAAATTAGAAGAGTACTTCCAGACTTTTTATCACAAACAGGTGATGCAAGAGTGACATTAAATTTAAAAAATTATCCAACAGATTCAGAAGCAAGTTCTTCACTTGGACCCTTTACATCTTCGACAACAACAGATAAAATAGACACACGTGCAAGAGCAAGAGCGATAGCTTTAAAAGTAGACAACACTAGTACTAAACAACACTGGAAACTTGGCACTTTTAGACTAGATATACAAGCGGATGGGAGAAGATAATGGCTAGAATTGTACAATCATTAACACAACCTTTAGAAAAATACGATCAACAAATACAACAATCATTTGTTAGAGATGTTGATAGTGTTATACAAAAATTAAACACATCCTTTCAACAGGATTTAAAAGAAGAGGCGGAAGCGGAAGCTTTCTTTTTTGGATAATGGCTAATACATTTGTAAACAAAAAGAAGGATTTAACTAGCACGAGTGCTACGACTTTGTACACTGTACCAACAGCAACAACTGCTGTTATTAAATCTATCATCGTATCTGAAGATTCAGGTAATGCTGATACTATAACAGTGACTATAACTGACACAGATGACGCTGTTTTCAGCCTTTTTAAGACTAAAGCTATATCAGCTAACGCAACATCAGAATTATTATCTGCACCTTTAGTGGTTGCAGAAAGTGAAGTAGTAAAAGTAACCGCAGCTACGGCAAATAGATTACATGTCGTATTATCTGCGCTCGAAATTAAGCCTAGAGTAGTTACATCATAGGCTTGATTTACTTGTGAAAAGCAAGTAATATAATAAACCCAGGTGAAATTCCTGCCTTTAATAAACTAACACAAAATTATGGCTATAGACAACACAGGAATATCATCATTGGACACAGGTGCACACGACATTACCTATTCAGGTAATGAAGGACCTAAATCCCCAGAAGAAAATAGAGAAATAGCTTTATCTATATTAGGTGATGAAGTTGGTGAGGTCGCAAGTCAATTATGGAATGGAATGTCTCCTTCAGAAAAAAGTGAATGGAGAAGTATTGAAGGTTTCATACAGAGTGAAGATTTCAAAATCATATTAATGCAATTAAAATCTAAGCAACAAGGTAGAGGAGGCTTACAAACAGCCTCTGCTGCTGATGATATGTTGCAAGATGAATATGATAAATATGTTTTTGAAATGCAAGAGATGGGACAACAACCAATGTCCTTAGAAGATTTTAGACAACAAGCTGTAGCTGGTATGGCTACTGGTGGGAGAGTTCCTAACATAGGTCCATCAGGAATTAATAGTTTAAATGGTTGGGGTGATACAGGTGGACCTACAGATAAAAGTTATGGTGGAGGACAAATGTCCTCTAGAGATTTAGGTGAAACTCAACATAGAAATACACAACAAGCTAAACAGGATAGAGCTGAGTATGAGAGAAATAGAGCTATACGAGAACATAATCAAAGAGCAGCCGACAAAGCTAAAGCAGCTAGAGAAGAAGTAGTTAAGGAACCTGCTACTTTTAAAGACAAACTAATAGGTGGCGGAAAAACATTAGCTGAACTTAAAAATGCTAGAGATATTCTTACAAGAAAATTGGGTATTCCAATTGGTTACAATCAAGGAATAGGCAATCCATGGAGTAATCCTAATCTTATTTATAATGAGACAACAGGGGAGTTTGAAGATCAATCAGGGAATGTAGTTGATACAACTATGTCAGGGGCTAAACAAGCCGCTGAATTGAAAATAGGAAATATTGAGGAACCTTGGATGAAGCAGCCTTTAGATGTTAGTAAATTTGAAAAAGGGTGGTCAGACCCTATTGGATATAAAAAAAGCTATGAACAAATTCCATCAGGTATAACTGTGGGGGATTACTTAACAGGTGCTACTTCAGGGAAATATGGACATATGGGAAGTACTGTTCTTCAGAAAGCTATTGATAAAGGAGCTATTTTTCCTGAAAAAATTTTTCCAGAAGTAGGTTATGGTTATGTAGAACCAGAAGTTAAATCGAGAGGAACAGGAAGTTTTGGATCCTATATTGATGTTCCAACTCAAGCAGAAGCAGGAGGAGCAGGATTAGAAACTGAAGCTGAAGCTGCATTAAGAGCAAAAGGATGGTTGGCACAAGGCGGAAGAGCAGGATATAAAAATGGATACTCGGTTCAAGGTGGAGTTAAGAATTATTTAGGAGATCAAGAAATGGTCAACGCTCCAAAACACTGGCAGTCTGCACCAGATCATCCTCAAACAGAATTAGCATACATTACAGATGCAGAAAAAGATTTACTACTTAAAAAAGATTTACACAATTCATTAAGCAGAGGACCTAACGAAG